ACAGGGTCACCCGCTCTAGTAAAACCCTGCATTTGTGATGAAAGAATATCATTAGATATTCCCGGCGGACTAGCTTGTGCGCCTTGTTCTGCCCCCATCGGCTGACCAGCAGCAGCCATTTGAGTAGCCATAAGCAGCTGATTAAACTGCATATCTTGGGCTTGCTCTTTCTGGTTTTCTTCTTTCATTGTTCTACGCAAAAGATCAATGTAAATCAGGGCTTTCTCTTGCTCACCTGTCTGCATCAATCCTTCAATCAACGTAATCAACAATGCTTTAGGTTCTGTTGAGTGTGCTTGTTGCGCGCTGATAGCGTTCTTGAACTGGTCAACGTCGGCAATTTGCAAAACGTTTTCCCAAATCCACTCGTCTGGAGCAAGAGGTCGCTGACCTTCACGCATCATCTGTGCCATCGTGATTAGCTGAGGCTCATCCTGTGGCATTCGGACACCGAACTTAATTTCAATTGCACCAGCATCTTCAATGTCTGCTGGTTTAATTTCTTCGTGGAAGTAACTTGATACATCGTTATGGCGACCAGTTACGTCCATAGCCTTGAAGCCACCGAGTTCATACTGCATCGTAATGAGTTCAGTGATCTGCTTGTAGCAAGCAGTCATTGCTTTTACTCGTGGTTCAATCTGGTGGGCAGAGCCTTCTTGCAAAACTTTTGCTGCAAACCCTGAAATAGCAAAAGGCAGTTCACCGTAACTTACGTTTGATAAACCACCACGTTGCAATTCGCCAGAAACAATCCCAACAAACGCTGGAGCATCAACTGGCATTGATACTTCTTCAAGCAGTTGGATTTCTGTTCCGGCTGGAAGTGGAACCTCCGAGCCATCCTGCCAAGGGTCAGCTTCTAGAGTTGTGGTTCCATCTGGAGAAATAACTTTGTACGGACGTTTAACAGCGCGCCTTACAAGTGTTTTGTAGGCACTCATTGCAAAGTTTAAGTCGTCGTAAAGCTGGCGGTTCGATGCATATATAGATTCACCGAAGTCCCTAGCAGTATCGTCACTAGCTGTTTCAGCTTGAATCCAAGGGGACGGACCTACAGCACCTAAGAAAATTGGAGCAAACGAAGTTCCATTAACATCTTTGATGTTGTGGTTAGTTAGTTTTTTGCCCCATTCGTACTCATCATTGCCTTTGGCAATTATTATTCCGTGTTGCTCTCGGTCGTAATAATCCCAAACATCAATGCCAGCTAGTTCGCCATCTTTTTCAATTGCTGGCTCAACGTCAATTTTGTATTTAGCTTTGATGCTGGCAGGAGACCTGCGAGTTTTATGTGCTAGCCAGACAACTCCGTCGTCGTCCATTTCGTAAACACAGTGGAGCGGGTCAAATGGAGTAATGTCAACGTAAGTGCTGCCATCCTTGCGTTTGTTTAGCAAGGCTCGCCCGGCGTACCAACCACGAAGAACTGCGTAAAAAGCTATCTGCTCTCGAAGTGTTGGCTGTCCAATCCTTTGCATTCGCTCATCAGCTAGGTTTAGCGAGCCGATTGCAAGTTTTTCTTTCTTAGTACCGGGGCTTCTATCTGCAACAGTTGCGCTCATGTTGACACGAATCGACATATTTGCGCTGGTCAGATAAGAAATAATTTTATCGGCAAGAATCCTTGGGGCGTTTGAAGTGTAAGCCTGATAGCCCGCGCCAGCGTCATAAGAGTTCATACGGTAAAGACCGTAATCGCTTTCCATTCTGGCGCGCCTAGTTACAAATCCGGGAGACTCCCAAACATTTTCTAAAGTAGTTACTAGGTCGTCTATTCTTGCCAATTTACCACCTGTTTACAGCAATTAATTTGCTTGCCCCTGTAGTTCTGGCGAACCCAAAGTTTGATACAAGCCCGTAGGTTATCGCTTTTACGCCGTGATTAAAAGCATCCCTAGGAGTTTTGCCTACAACGTTGCCATCTCTGTCTGTTCTCCAAGTGTAAACGTGCATTTGATCGTCAAATGGGTTAGCACAGGCTCCCAACTCTGACAAAACGCCTACGCATTTTGGGTTAAACATAATATTTGCCTGTCGAGTTACAGGGTTTTCCTTCAGGTAGGTATTGAATCTTTCGATTCCGTCCATGATTCCTACTCTTTCGGAATGCATATACAGCCCGGCTTGCTGCAACCAAGTGTCTACGGGTCTAGACTCACCAAAATTATGAGCAGCTACGTCAATTACACCGCTGGTAACGTCTTGCCACCAAGGTTTTACTTGACAAATCTCAATTATTTCCTCTGTGATTTTAAGTCGTTCGTAGATTTCGTCAATAACTCTAACTTGTCCGTCGATAACTTGGACAACTTCAACTGCATAAGCTGACTTAGTTACCTGCGAATACCCCGGGTCAATCCACAACTGGACTGGTTCTCCCGGAATGTAGGTAATTCGATCTGAAACATGGCGAATCAAATCAAACATATCGTGGACAAGACCCTTTGGCGGGGCGGGTTTTCCGGCAATTCGCTCGTTAAACCAGTTTTCAGAGTGCAATCGCCTTAGCGATTCGATTTCTGGGTCATCTTCTCCGCCCGGATAAACAACTCTGTTGGTCCACGAAGGCAAAGAAAAAGAAATTGCGTCGTCGTCAGCGTTGTAAAAACGCCAAGCTTCCCATTGAGACGGATACCAGCCAAGAGACATTTCAAATGTCCCCTCTAAAAACAAATACCCACGCTTTTCTGCGATACGACCACGCAGTCTTAGGAAACTATCGTGGTCAATCTGGGATGCCTCACAGGTAACTACCATTCGTGGGGCTTCCATAGCCAGACTTCGGTAGTCGTTTGCCGACTTGGTTTTAATCGTAAACGTTCCGGGTACTTCCGTACTCCCGCAGATTACTTGCATCTCGCCGGGGTCAATACGCTTAGTTTGTTTTACCAAGAAACCAAGCTTGCCTAACATGTCGGTCAGGTAGTTCCACTCAGCACGAGTGCGCTCATAGTCTCTTGCTACCAGCCAAACAACGTCATTTGGCTCAAACTCATCCAGCTTGCTAATAATCGACAGAGCACCAAGGAAGCTTTTACCCGCTCGTTCACCTCCAGCTACAAGCTTTATACGAGCAGGGTGGTCAAGAATATCTTCTTGCTCTTGCCAAGTATCAACCTCAATCGAGTTGAGTAATGCTTTTCTATCTTCTGCTAACAGCATTAAATTTATCTTTCTCTAAAATTTTTGGCGGGGGTTCCGGTAAGGAGGCGGTATACCAGAACCCCCTGTGGTTACTAAGACCTAAACCTGCACCTTTTTAGACCAGCTTACCCTAACGAGGACGATGAGAAAGAAAACCACCCCCGGATGCAAAACTGTAACCACTCATACTGTAACACTTGTAACAGCTGTTATTAAAATTGGGGGGAAGGGGGGACTATAGGGGGGTTAGGGGGAACGTAACACCTGTTTTAAAGACAGGTGTTACTAAACTACATGGGGGTTATAGGGGGAAAGCAAGGCGAAAAAATAATCTGTCAGAGGGGTGTCACTCACTCCTACTACCTCTACTTCCACAGCATACCCCCCCTACTACCACACACACACCTACCACACACCACCACACACCAACCACCACCCACCACCTGAAGCCTGAACCTAGCTCGGTCTCACCAAGAAGTACCACTCTCCCAAGAGAGTGTCGGTCTCACCTCTCACTAGTAACAAGTGTTACTAGTGTTGTAACAACTGTTGTTGTTACACCTTGGTTCTCCCCAGAGAACCAGCTAGTTCAGAGTCTGGGGACTCTGAGGTTAGACCAACAAGTTGGTCTAGCGCGTGTTGAGGCTGCTGGAATCGGCACATTTTTACTGCTTGCAGTAACACTAGTTGGGCTTCCGGGGTTGGTTTGAACTGGGGCTATAATCCTGCGCCATGATGTACCCAGAGAGCCTATTGCTCTCTCTGGGTTTCCTGCTGCGAGACTCACACCGGACTACCGTCCTAGCAACGGTCTGATGATGACGGGGGATTGGCAGTTGGCTGGCTAGGTCGTTTGGAACCTCCTCAACCGGAGGGGATTCGAAGGGATATTATACCCCCTTTATGGGGGTTGATATCCCGTAGAACCCCTCCAGTTGGTTGAGGGGTTCCAACCAGACCGATTTGGAGTTTCCGAAAATGGCAACCGTAGCAACTAGCTTCGACATCTCGACCCTCAGCGACCTTCAGCAGGTCGCTTTAGACCCAAGTAGCGACATCAGTCGCTACAACATGGAATTTGGTAAGACCAAATTCGGCAAAAATGACCTTCGGCTTGTAAAAGCCGAATTGGTTTCCATAGCGAAGCTATGGAATGTTGTGGTTCCGAAATCCATGACGACCAAGTTGCTCCGTAAGGAGCTACTTGAACTAGCTGGTCTAAAGACCAGCACCAAAGGGGCTAAAGCCCCTCGCAAGGCAACTAAAGTTGCCCGACGGCAGAGAGTGACGAATGATTCCATTCGTAACTCGGCTCCGGACTTGGTTGACCCTAAGGTCAACCAGCGAATGGACTCTTTAGAGTCCACTGTCAAGCAGCTTGCTGCTTCGATGGAATTGCTAGCTACTTCAGTAGCAGCAATCGCAGCAGCTTCGAAGTAAGCTGCTCCGACTAGTTACTAGCTGCTTCGGTGGCTAGTTACTAGTTGCTAGTTCTTGGGTATTGGTAGCCCAAGCTGACGAGTTACCTCGAAACTAGCAGTAAAAAGCAGGAGTTTGGAATGTTTGAAGGTTTAGTTTGCCGACATTGTGACGAGTTATACGAGTCACACTGTCCAGAATGCTCTGGTTGCTATGACGACCATGGCTCTTGGTGCAACGAAAACTAGTTCTTTATCGAAATTGGAGTTACCGAATGTCACGAAGTTACCGAAAGTCTAAGTATCTAAAAGTCGAGCCGAAGACAAAATTTGATCGACGAACTAGTGCTAAAGCTGAACGTCGGTCTATCAAAACCCAACTAGCACAAGGGGTTGAAGACCCCTTCTATTTCAAGGCGACTTGGCACAGTGAGGCTGTGATAAACGCTAGTTTCTTCGACGACGAAGAAGCTTGGACTCGAAAATAAACAACTAGTAACTAGGGGATAGAAATGGTTATCCATATTGAATTTGTCGAAGATAAACAAGGTGATGCCGTAGACGTAAAAGTCTACTGCAACAGCACTTGTGCTTATCTCAACGACAAGGCACAAGCTTATCCAACTGGATATGAATCAGACACTTGTGTCTTTTGTGCTAGTGATGGTTGCAACAAGGTTGTAATCACTGGCATGAATTGCGAGTTTTGCTAGTAACTAGGAGTTAGAACGTGTTCAACAAATTATTTTCAACCTTGTCAGCCCTAGCTTGCTTGCTAGGGTTTCACTCTTGGACTGAAATGTTTGTCGTCGAAGATATACAAGGGGACTTTATGGAACTATCCGAAATACTAGGCTGCTTGTTTTGTGAAGCAACGAAGAAAAGCAACTAGCATTAGATATATTATACCATACCTTTAGGTATGGTGTAATAATATATGTCGTCGGCAATTGGTCGGTCGGCTCAACGAAATTGGAGTTTGAATCAGAATGGTTACAG